CAGGGCCTGCTGCTCGGGCTCGGTCAGGATGTCCGGCGAGGCCGGCGCCACCACGCCGGGCAGCAGCAGCGTCTTGAGCTGACGCGCCGGATCGTTGAGCAGGTTGAACACCGCGACCGCGGCATAGGTCGCCGCCACCACCCACGGCGCGGTCGGCTCGTTCTGCAAACCGCCGATCGACCAGAACTGGCTGTTGATCGCCGCGGCGCCGGCCACCCCGGTCAGCGCGGTAAGGGTGGACTGCGAGGTGAAGGAGAACGCCCGCGCGTCCAGCTTGGTCATGGCGCTCCAGCGCCGGGTCAGTTCGGCGCTGACGGCGGTGGCGGTGGTGCTGTCGGTCCAGGGGATGACGAAATGGGTGAACCAGGTCGCGGCGATGGCGAGGAACCCGTTCGCCACCACCGGCGTGCCGGTGCCGGCCAGGTTGTTGGTCACCGTGGCGGTCAGGTTGTTGACGCCGGCGGTCTGCCCGCCCGGCACCGTGTCGCCGGTCCGGATGGCGAATCCCACCGGCAGCAGGTTGCCCAGCGCCCCCATGTCGCGCGCCGTCAGCGTGATGGTGGCGCCGCTCAGGCTGGCGGTCACCGGCAGGTTGGCGGTGGCGTTGATCGCGGCCAGCAGGTTGGAAGCGATGGTGGTGGCGGTGTCCACCCCCGGCACGACGCTGACCGGAATCTGCACCCCGCCGACATACAGGTTGAGCGTGCCGGGGCTGCCGGTCAGCGCGTGCGCGAATGCGAGCGGGATGGTCCAGGTCGCCGCCGTCGTGGTGGTGGCGTTCGGCAGGCCCATCGCCCACAGCGGCGTCCAGGGATTGGCCGCCACGAAGGCGCGACACATCGCGGCGCCCACCGACCCGGCGCCGAACAGGCCGTCCGACTGCTGCGGGGTAAAAATCTGCACCGGCACCTGCGGGATAATGGTGCCGGCCGCCGAAATCGGCGCCAGGATAAGGACGCGCGCCGGATAGGTCAGCAGCCCGACCGCGGCGTTGTTGGCGGCGATTTCGGTGTAGTTGCCCGGCACCTGCAGGCCGGCGGGGATTTGCGCGAAGGTGATGGTCTGGGGCGGCGGCGCGCCCGCCAGCAGGGACCCGCTCATGGCGCGGCTCCGGCGGCGGCTTTCGGCCGGGCGGGCGCGGCGGCGGCCGGTTGGGCGGGCGCGGCGGCTTCCGGCGCGTCCTCCAACACCGCCGCCGGCCCTTCGGCCAGCAGCACCAGTTCGCCGAAATGGATGCGCCGGCGGACGAAATGGCTGTCCGGCACCAGATAGCCCCGCGCCGGCGCGCCGGCGCGGGCGATCCGGCGCCCGTCACCGACCGGCACCTGGGCGTCGCCCATCTGCTCGTGCGGGATCACCCGAAGATATTGCGCGGTCATGGCCCGGGAAGCTCCACGGTTTCGGTGAAGAGGGGAACGGCCGCGCCCGCCGGCCCGGCAAAGCTCCAGGCGGCGCGGATCGCGTCGAGGCCGGCCGAGGTGTCGAACGCCGGCGGCAGCATTTCCTCGTATTCGATGTCCAGGTCGATGCCGACCAGACTGCACGCCTCGTCGGTCCAGTCGTCGGAATACAGCGCCTGCACCGCGGTCACCTGCACTGCGCCGCTGGCCGTCCACGGCGTGCAGGGCGGGTCGATCACGTAGCCCTGCAGGGCGATGGTGGCCGCGCGCACCAGCGACAGCACACCCGGCGCAAACCGGTCCCCCAGCAGCCGCTGCGCCGGTCCCGCCTCGTTGCGGGTGATCAGGCCGACAAACCATTTGCCGGTGCCGGCGAACACGCCGCCCGTATGCGGCAGCGGCACCACCCCGGCCCAGCCGACGCAGACCGCAGGGGTCCGGCGGGTCAGCCGGCCCCACTGCGCCTTGCTCAGCCGGCCGTCCAGGTAGTGGTAATCAAACCAGGGCGGCGGCAGCACCGTTTGCAGCCGCGCCACCAGGGCGCGGGCGGTGAAATGCAGCGGGCCTTCGTCGGCCAGCGCTTCCGGTCCGGTGCCCGGCGCCGGCCCGGTGGGGGCGGTGCCGCTCACTGGCCAGCGCTCCACTGGCCGGCGTCGCCGAACACCGGACGTCCGGCATCCCGCACCTGCGCTGCGCTTTCCGTCCCGCTCGGCACGGCGCCGTCCAGGAAAACCTCGCCGTCGCGCACCCGTTCGAGCCATTTCAGGACACTGGCGCGCTGGTCGCGCATTTGCGTCGACGGCTCGCGGCCGGCGCCGTGCGCCAGTTCGTGCCGGGTCAGCGCGCAGCAGGCGCGCAGCAACTCCGGCGTGGTCGGCACCACCGGGGTCTGGTAGCGGCGGCGCAGATAGCTGTCGATTTCCGCCGAGGCATCGGCAATCGCCGCCGCCGCCCGGGTCGTATCGACGACGCCGGTGCTGTTGTAATCCCAGGTGCCGGCGGCATTGAAATCGTCGCCGGCCTGCGCGGTCAGGCGGATCATCTCCGCCAGGCCGTAGCGCTCCACCAGATCGGAAACCGCGGCGTAGGCCATCAGCCGGCCTTTCCGGGCCGCGCCCGCCGGCCCTCCGGCGCCGCCTTGCCGGCGGCCGGGCCGGGAACGGCCCCGGGAACGGCGCCGGGAACGGCGCCGGGAACGGCGACCGTCCGCCGCAGCGCCGCCATGATTTCGGGGGCGCCATGCAGCCGGTCCTCGGCGATTGCCAGCAGCGGCAGCATGTCCGCGGTGACGGCAATGCCCCACACCAGCGCCAGTTCCGGCTCGGCCAGCAGCTCGCGCAGCTGCGCCTCGCCGAACGCGCCCGGCGCGTATTCGGCGTGGCGCGGGTGCCGCACGCCGCCCCGGATCAGGCCGGGGCGGCCGCAGGTGATGTGCAGGCGCGGGGTCATCGCGCGGTCAGTTCAGCCAGTGGTTTTCAAGCGCCGCGAACAGGCCGCGCAGCGGATTCGGTCCCAGCGTGGCGGCGCCGGTGATGCTGTCGATCGGCACGAACTCGTTCTCGGCATAGGCGCGCGCGTCCGGATACAGCGCGGTCGGCACCACCAGCAGGTTCGGCACGATGCCCATCGGCGTGCCGTCCGGCCGGCGGATGCTGGCCATCGCGGTGCGGGCGGCGGTGATGTTGGCGATCGTCATCGCCCCCATGCCCATATAGGCCAGCTGCCAAAGCCCGTAACCGGCATTGCCGCGGCCATCCACTCCCCATTGGAATTCCTTGTTCCAGAACACCTGCGGGTCGGTCAGGCTGAATTTGGGGATCAGCTGGAACGGCTTGCGGTCCTGCCAGATGAACGGCTTGATGCTCTTGGTGGTATCCAGCAGGAACCACGCCGGCCCGGCGCCGGCCAGATAGTTCGCCACCGTGCCCGTGCCGCCGACCGAATAGCTGTTCGGGTTCGGATGGGCGGTGTCGAAAAAATTCTGCCCGTCATAGGTGGGGCTGGTATGGCCGCCCAGCATCAGCTGCGCGATCAGCAGGTCGGGCAGATGCCGGGCGTTCATCGCCAGCTGCTGGGCGCCCTGGGTGATGAAGCCGTATTGATCGTCCTCGATGTCGTTGCGGCTGACCCCGATGGTCTGTTCCCAGTCCTTGTTCTCGATGGAGAAGGTCTGGGTGGACAGCTGGTTGACCACGCGGTCGCCCAGCCATTCGCGCAACCCCGGCAGCAGCGCCAGACGCGGATAGACCTGAATGCGCCCGGTGGACGGCGCCCGGAAGCTGAACTTCTCGAAGGTGGTCGGGGTTTCCCAGAACTGGGTATTGTAGGCCAGGGAGACCGCGTCGTTGATCGACAACAAGGCGGGGAAGGTGATGTCCATCGGTCAGGAACCTTTGATCCGCACGACGGCCGTGCCTTTGTCGAACCCGGATAGCGTGCCGACCAGCAACGGCACCTGAGTTTCCGTCACGGTGATGGTCAGGCTGTCATTCGCCACGAAAGCGGTGCCGCCGGCGGTGACGGTGAAGCTCAGCCCGCCATCGACGAAGGCGGAGCCGGTCGCGCCCTGGGTTTTCAGCCAGTCGCCCTGCGGGTCCTGCACGGTGAACGCGGTCGCCGCGCTGAACAGCAGCAGGTAGCTGCCGGGCTTGGCCGTCGAGGCGGCAACGATGGTGCCGATGCTGCCGTTGCCGGTGTTGGCCCCGGCGCGGCCCAGCCCGTTCGCCTGCGCGCCGGCCACCGCGAAGTTCGGGTTGCCGGCGACGTAGCTCGCCGCATCGCCGCTGCCCGGCACAACCATGGTCAGCGTATTGTCGTCGATGGCATAGACCGGCTGGTCGATGCCGGCCGGCGTGGCGCCGGTAACCGGGAGCACCCAGAATCCACGATCGACCATCACCCAGCTGCTGCTGGCGACCGCGCTGGCGGTGTTGTTGAAATCGCGGTTGGCGATGCCGACGATCGCCTGGGTGCCGGCGGTCTGCGCCCGCTGTAGATATCCGGCGGCGTTCAGGCCGACCAGGCCGCCCCCCCAGATCTGCTCGCCCGGCGCCACCTGATAGCCGAACGAACCGGGGCTCGGCGGCCCGCGCCGCTGGACGGGATTGAACGCGGTCAGCGCCATGTCAGGCGGCCTCCTTCTTCTTGCGCTTCGCCTCGGCGAATTTCTTCGGATCGAGGCCCATCTGCTTGCAGACGCGGCTCTCCATTTCGGTCAGGCCGTCCTCGTCACCGGCGGCGTGGCGCACCACGATCTGCTCGCCCAGACCGCCGGCATGGATGCTCGGCAGCTTGCCGATTTCGGTTTCCACATCGGCCGGGGTGGCCATGTGGCGGGTGATGTAGTGGTCGCGCAGCGGCGCGATCGGCTTGCCGGCGGCAATGGCGGCATCGACCGCCGCCACCGCCCTGGCGCGGGCGCCGGCCGCCTTCAGGGCGGCGACTTCGGCCTGCAGCGTGGTCACCACCTCCGGGCTGATCGCCGCCTGAAGCTGCGCTTGCAGGACGGTGAGCCGAGCCGTCTGGGCTGCCCGCTCCGCCGCCTGCTGTTCCACCGCGACAAGGATCGCCGCTTCGTCGGCGTCGGCCGGCAGGCCGAGCACCTGACGCATGCGCGTGAGGTCCATTTTGTGTCCCTGGATTGAGGAGTTGAGAGCCGTCAGCGCCGACAGGTTCGGCGTGTTGGTCAGCGCCGCCCGCAGCAATTGCAGAACGCGGCCGGATTTCTGGTCGATCGTGAACACCGGGCTGATGCCGCGATAAGCTTTTTCCGCCAGCAGCGCCCGGCCGGTTTCGTTCCACTCGACGCGCCCCCATAGCCCGTCCGCGCGCGCCTCGATCTGCACGATCCAGCCGCGCGCCGGGGAAGGCTGGCCGTTCGGCGCCGCGATGTCGGTGGCGTGGTTTTCATCGACCGGCAGCTTCGCCCCAGGGGGCAGGCTGGCGGCGATGACGGCGGCGGGGTCGGCCAGCCGGTAGGGGCCGCGCCCGTCCTCGCCGCTGAACGTGCCGGCGGGCACCAGATGCACCCATTCGGGCACATCGCCGGCGGCGAACTGGAAATGGCAGGATGCGGAAATCGGCATGGCCCGCAGCATGGCGGCGCCGGGGCCGCCGCATCACCCCTTCCGCGGAAGGGGCGCCGCCCCGGTCGTGCGCGCGACCGGGGCGGCGAGCGGCAGATTAGCGGGGGTTCGGCAGAACGGCTACAGGCGGGCGTAGAGGGCGGTCAGGGTTCGGGGGTGGGGTTTCCCCGTGCTCACGGGAAAAACCGATAGCCGGGCTTCCCTGGCCGGCGGAGGGGGCGATTTCCGCCGGGGGCCCGAAGCACCGGCCGCACCGCAGATCACCGACCCATCGGCCGCATCCGCCGCACCGCCGGACCGGCAACCGCGTGCCCTCGGGCTTGTCGTGTCCGCGCAGCTTCTGGCGTGGCCGGGCGCCGGTCGGCGCCGCCGCCGCAAGCTGCGCGACGGCAGCCGGATCGTGCCCCATCGCCACCAGCGCCGTCTCGCCGAAAAGCGCCGCTGGCGACAAGCCAAGCACGCGGGCAAGCCGCGCTGCCTCTGCTTCCGAGGGAGGCGCCTTGTCTGCTTCCCAGGAAACCACCTTCGGCTTCGACACATGCGCGTATCGTGCCACCTCATCCAGACTATAGCGCGCCCGGATGCGCGCGGCGCGCAGCCGCGCGCCGATCGGCGTGGGCTTCACTCTGCCCGCGCCGCCAGCTTTACCGCTTCCCAGGAATAGCCATAGCGGCGGGCTTCCTGGGCGATGGCCCGATAGCCCTTGTTCACCTCGCCGTGCATCGTCCGCACACCGCGGAAGCGTTCGGCGAGATGGTCGAGTGCCGGATCGGACGGCAGCGGCCGGGCGCCGATCCGCAGGTCTTGCAGCGCCGCCAGTGCCGGATGCCCGGGTTCCAGCAGCGATGCGACTTCGTCCAGCGCCCGCACGGTATCGGCCGGAAGCTGGTAGGTGCCCGGGAGCGCCAGCGATGCCTGTGCCGGCTGGTGGCGGACTTTGCCTTCCAGAAGGTCGAGCACCCAGCGCCGGAACGCTTTCGCTGGCGGCGTCCTCGCGAGGAGCGCGAGCAAGCGTGCACCGCGCAGAGAGAACACGCGCACCGCCTGCGTTCCACCTGCGGTTGGGAGCGTAACCTCCCGCGTCTCATCGGCCGTGAATTCGCCCTCATGGCGGGTGTAGAGAAGCCGCAAATTGCGCTCATCCGCATAGCCAAGGGGGGGTGCAATCTGACCCCCCCTTAGCCACATCTGGCCCGCCATATGGACGGCCTCAAGCGCGTGCCGCTGGTAGTGCAGCGTCGTCGTCATCATGGCGTTCATGCCGCCCTCCTGTTCGCCGGGGCGGCCAGTTCGCCGACCTCGGTAACGGTGTTGGCGAGCGTGTGCAGCAGCTCGCACATGCCGACCAGCGCCTCATCGTCCAGAAACATGCTGCCCTTGCAGTCCTGCGAAAGCAGGCAGATCAGCATCTTCAATTGCCAGCGCACGCTGTCGAGGGCATGCGTCGGGTGCTTGGGGTCCACGTAGATTTGCATGGGATGTCTCCACGAGCGCTTCTCACAGCGCCTTGCTGCGCGGCGGGCGCAGCGCCGGGGGTTGAGAACCGCGTGGAGACGGTCTGCTGGCCTTTGGGCTTGCGCCTTGGACATGCGCCAGCAGCCCCCGGCAGGGGCATCCTGCCATGCGTCGGTCGGATGGTCATCATTGGCAACTCCACGAAGAGGTTCTCACACCCCGCCCGAACGCTACGCTTTGGACTCGACTCCGGTCAAGCGCCGCGTCAGTGAAGTCCAAACCGCCGCTTATCCCCGCAGCGCGAACCGCACCTCCTTCTCGATCGCCTCCGCCACCACCAGCCGCTCGGCGGCGCCGAAGCCCAGATACGGCCGGGCGGGGATGGTGACCAGCTGCCCGGAAACCAGGATAGGCTTCGCGCCCTTTTTCAGCCTCCCCCCCTTGCCGATGTTGGCGGGGTCCATCAGCCAGAACCGTAGCGCCGGCGCTTTCACCGGTCTGATTTCGCCGCCGAACTGGTGGATGGCGGAATAAATCTTGTTACTGCCCACGCGTATGCTGTGGGCGCCGGCCTGGAAGGTGATGCTCCCCATCAGGCCGCCCTCCATCGCGGCGCCGCGCAATATGCCGGCGCCGCGCTTGATCGCCGCATAGGCGGGCAGCAGCGGCGCCCAGGCGGCGCCGGCCGGATCGGTGGCGGTCTCGAACCGGTGCTGCGTCGTCTTCACCAGCCCGACGCCGATCGCGCGCATCAGCCCGGCGGTGTTGTGGCCCATCGCCGCCAGCCGGTGCAGCCCGGCGGCGAAACCCTCGTCGTGCAGATGCACGGTGATGGAGGCGCCGGTCATGCTGAGTGCCGGGTCATGCTGGAATTTCCCTCGGTGACACGCTAAGATCGCAGTGGCGCGCCGTGACACGGTGCAAATCTCCCGGCCGTAGCACCGCCGCAAGGCGGGAGCGCAATGTGGGGTTACGGGGAGGCCCCATCGGCGCGCCATTTCTCCGCATCGCCGCTTACCACTTTCCCACGCCGCAGCCAGCGCCGCACGTCAGCCGGATGGGCGCGGTGGAAGCTGACCACATAGTTTTCCGTCCGCGGTTCCGTCGTCTTCACCACGGCGGCGAACAGGCGCGCGCCGGCTTGCAACAGGATCACATGGCGGTCGCCGTCCAGGATCACCAGCGACGGCGTCCCCAGGACAAGCGGCAGCAACAAATAATCATCGACGGTCAGGTCCGGGTGTCGGATGCCCTGCTTTTCCACGGTCGGTTCGGACAGCAGCACTTCGTCGGTGTGTGCGCGGATCGCCGCCCGCGCGGCATCCTCCAGCCGGCCAACGGGGACACTGCCGCGCGGATCGCGCACGAAATCGCGGATCGCATCCAGTTGCTTGTCCGTCGGCTGCGGCTCGCGTGGGCCGAGCGGGCGCAGGTTCGGCGCGCGCACCGGCAGCTCGGCCGCGCGGCCCTGCTTCCAGGCTTTGCCCATGTTGTAGTCAAAGCCCGGATCAACCCCCACCGGCACCTGGTGCGTCTCGCCGGTGCGCGGATTGGTCCAGGGCCGGGTGACCACCTTCGGCGACGGGTCCGGGCCGTCCTTGCCCATGCGCCGCAGGCTGCGGTCGCGCTCCTGCGCCGGATACATCCGCTTCAGCGCCTCCTCGCCCTCGCGCCTCAGCACCCGCAGCGTCACCGGCAGCGCCAGCAGCCGGCGCTCCGCCGTGCGTGGCGCCGGCAGCGTC